AATGATATATTTACATTTAAAGGTCTAAAGTATGCAAAAAGACACATAATGGAAAGTAAAGACTTTTGGTTTAATCCACATATGCAATATAACTTATTGTATGATTTTGTTTTTATTGATGCTTCTATTGGTTTAGGTGATTGTGAAGAAATACTAAAAAGAACAACAGATAATTTTAGTGTTGCTTTCCACGATTATCTTCCAGGTAATAAAAATAAAAATGAAAATAAAGGTGAATATAATATGAAGTGTTTTAAAGAAGCTGCTTTAGAAAACTATAACATAACGCAACGCACTGGTGGTTCTCATTGTGCTATACTAGACTTAAATAAAGATAAATAGTTATATGATTAATCGTATTGATACAAAGTCAGTTAAGATAATCAGATTGGTTTCTGGAGAAGAAATCTGTTGTAGATTTCCTTTACATAAAAATCAACTGCCTGAAAACTCAAAGCTATTAAGATTGCAGGAACCTATGTTAATTAAATATGTTCCTAGAATTACCGAACAAGGCATATCGGACTATATAGCTTTGGTTCGCTGGGTTGGTTTTACAGATGAAAAAATAATAACAATTCCTATTGATAAAATTATAACCATAGCAAATGCCACTCCATCATTTACTAAAAGATATAGTGATCTTACA